GGGCAACACCATCACCGCGGCGGGCTCGGAGTTCGTGCCCGCCGCGGTGATGGTGTTGCCCAGCGCGTAGGCGTAACGGGCCTTGAACCGCAGCGCGACCATGTCACGCTCGGCCAGGTTGATGCCGCCGACCGTTGCCTGATCCAGGAACTTCACCTGGATGTCGGACCGCTGACCGATCATCACGCGGCTGCGGTCGGCGACGATCGCCGTGGCGAGCGCGTTGTTCCAGGCACCGTTGCGGACGAACTCCGCATCGAGACCAGCGACGTCGTCCGAGAACGTGCCGTCGCCACCCATCGTGCGGGAGAGGATGGTCGTGCCATCCGTCGCGCGAAGGTTGGCGAGACGGAACCGCAGTCCGTTCGCAGACAGGAGCGTGGTCGGGTCTGCGCCCGAGTCCGCCACGGCGCCCGCCGCCTGGTAGATCGACCCCGCGAGATCGTTCTCTCCCGGCGTCGTCGACACCTGGAACACGTTCCCCGCCGCGGTCGCCGCCGCGAGGAGATCCGGGTCGATCCAGGTCGTCGGCTTCTGCACGCCGAACAGGACCGCCTGGTCGAGCTTCTTGCCGATCGCCTGGCCACCGAGCTTCGAGATGTTGTCGAGCCCGTCCTCGGTCATGTCATCGAGAACGTCCTCGTGGACGGGGATGATCACCGCGAGCTCCTCGACCACGAAGCGCTTGTTGCCCCAGATGATCTCCGACGTCGGCTTCACGCCCTCGGGTGCGGTCGCCGACTCCGAGACCCAATAGGCCTCGGGCAGGGTGGTGAGTACGGGCGCGTTCGTGATCTTGGTACCCAGGGGCACCGTGCCGAACGCCTGGATCACCGAGGATCCCTTGTCGGATGCCGCGGCGTCGAGGAACACATTGCTGTACTCCTCCTGGATGAGCGTCGCCACATCGGCGCGCGAGATGTCAGCCATGCTGACTCCTTCCGGAAAATGCGAAAGCCACCCCGGACGGGATGGCTGGTTAGGTGTTGATGCGGGTCAGGAGGACTTGCGAGCTGCTCCCAGCTGTCGAAGCGCTGCCGCCGCACGGCCCTTTCCGGCCGTAGCCGTGTCGTTGTCGTCCTTGTCGCCCTCCGCAGGCTTCGGCCGCTGTCGCGGCGTCGGCTTCGTCCCCGGCTTCAGCAGGTACGGCTTGTCCGTCGCGAGCTTGTCGATCGCCTTCTTGATCGCGTCGCCGTCCGGCTCGTCGTCCTTCACGAGCTCCTCGGTCTTGAGGAACGCGAGAACGTCGCCCGGGTCAGAGAAGCCCGCCGCCGTAGCAGCGAGCTTCACCTCCGACGACACGATGCGACCGAGGAACTTCGACCGCGTCTCACCCGCAGCCTCCGCACGAGCGGCCTCGAGAGCCTTCTCGTGCTCGGTCTTCTGCGATTCGAGGTACTGGTCGTGCTCCGATGCCTTCTTCTTCAGGTCGTCGTAGTCGGCGTACTTCTGACGCTCCCGCGCCAGACGTGCCTCGACGATCCGGTCGAGATCGGCCTGCGACTGCGGAGGCGTGTACGCGGGCTGCTGGTCGCCGCCCTGGGTGCCAGCGGCGCCCTCGCCTCCGCCCCCACCGTCGCCGCCCTCCGTGTTGAACACGAGGAACGGGTGACGAGTCAGGGACTGCGGATAGGTGAACATGGATCCTCCTACGGAGTGGTGGTGGGTGAGCCGGCGGATTCGACAGGGGCCGTCCCTGCATCCCCGCCCGAAGCGGGTGTGATCGGTGCCGCCGGATCAACCGGTGCACCAGCGGCGGCGAGAATCTTCCGCGCCTCCGGAGTCGAGATGACAGCCTTGTCAGGCGTGCCGAGGTACAACTGCTGGACGAGACGCCCGACCTCCTGGTCGAGTAGCGCACGCGACCGAGCCGCTGTTGCGGCGGTCGCAGCGTCCTGCTTCGTCCACCCGGGCATCATCCGGAACAACGGCTCTAGCGGGCCCGTGACCGAATTCATCTTCTGGATCGAGTCGGTAACCTGCGACAGCGACCACGACGACACGTTCTCCCACTCGACTTGATCGGTGCTCGACTTGGCCGCCGCCTCGTCGCCGAGCATCGCCGCGGCCGTGCGCATCGCGAGCTCGTACCCCTCGCCCAGCGCCTTCTTCCGCGCCGACAGGTTCCGGTGGTACCCAGCCTCCGCGGCGGCGATGCCCTCCGCGGACATGTTCACCACGGCGCCGAGCAGGTAGTGCGGAGGCACCTGCACCACGGCGGAGAAGTGCTTGATATGCGCGTCGAGCGCGGTGACGACCTTGTCCAGATCGGCGGCGGGGAACGCCCCGAACCGGGCCGTCTCCCCGGCGTCACCCGCGGCGTGCAGCAGCGAGTCGATCGACGCCCGCAGGTCGGGGCTGACGTCGCCGCCCGCCATCCACTTCTGGGGGAACGCGCCGTACCGCTGCGTCATCTGCAGCGTGAACGTCGCGTCCACGATCCGCTTGTAGACGGACACCTTGTCAGCGATGGACGACTGCGGCACCGCGTCGAGCGTGTTCGACACCCCGACGACGGGCGCCGCCGCCATGCTGTGCGCCTGCTTCGTGATGTCGACGGGCGCCGCGGGAGTGCCCTTGAAGCGGTAGATGAGCTCCTCATCGAGGAGCATCCACTCGCCCTCCCAGAACGTCTGCTTGAACGACCGCGGCTTGCGCCGGTGCAGCACGTACCGCGGATACTCGTCCCACGCGTCGTCGTACACCGCGAACGTATCGAGCGCACCCATCGGACGCATGACCACCGAGTCGCCGTCAGCGCCGGGAAGCACCGCGAGGAAGCCTCGCCCGAAGCCGACCGCGTCACGCGTAACGACGTCCTGCCGACCGTCCATCCCGTTGGCGCGCCATGCGCGCTCCCACAGGTCCGTGTTCGTGTAGCCCGCGACAATGCAGCCCTGCGCGATCGCGTCGCGCGCGAACCCCAGCCACGGCGACGCCGACTTCCGCAGCAGATCCTTGTACTCGGCGTCTGCGTTCTCCGGCATCCACGTCTTCAGCAGCTGACCGTCGATGTGCTTCTGCAGGGTCTGCAGCGGTGCCCATGCCGCCCGCGCCTCGCTCTGAAGGTCACCGCCGAGCTTCCCCAGTGCCGCGTTGTCCAGGCTCATGCGTACCCCCTCACAATCGCGCGCTTCTTCTTCGGCGTTGCTTCGGACTTAAGAACGCCCCACAGGGCCCACGTGACCGCCTGCGCGATCGACACCGGGATAGCCGGATCGGACGCGACCCACGTGTCACCGGCCGTCCCCGCGTTCCGTACAGTCGCGAACTGCAGGGACTTCGTCACCTCGGGCTGATCACGGTGCGGGACCATCCCCGCGTTCACGTGCTCAATGAACTGGGTATGCGCCTCAGCAAGCTCGTTCACGTTCATCTGCAGCGGCGAGATCCCCGCCGCGTTCAGCGCCGAGATGATCGCCGCGCCGTTCTTCGAATCGACAACCACGAGCGCGTCGCCGAGCTCAGCCTTCAACGCCTTCACGTCAGCGCCCAGCCAGAGCGTGCCGTTCGCGGTCTTGTGGTGCTCGACGGCGATGTGGCCGGCGTCGAAGCGGCGACCCTTCGCCACTGTCGCGTAGCCGCCACCCTTACCGAGCGCGACCGCAATCACCGACCCCTCACCCGAGACAGAAGCGGCCGGGTCCGCCGAGTCAACCCACGCGCCGAGGTCCAGCTCCGACAGCGAAGCGACGACGTCGGCCGGGCGATTCGGCCAGACAGCAAACCGCTCGCGCAGCAACTCGTCGCGATCAAGCGCACGGTCGACTTGCTCCTGCACGGTCTCCGCATCGATCCACGTGCCCATCGCAGGAACGCCCTGCTGCCACACGCGGGGATCCGACACGTCGATCAGCGCGGCTGCCTTCGCATCCTCCGCACCCTCCGGGGACCATTCCTGCCAGGTTGTGCGCGGCGCCCCAGCGCGCCCACGATCACGGACACCCTCGAACACCTCACCCTCGTTGTCCTCGCCCGGCACCGTCCCGGCGTACAGCTCCTGTCGATTCGGGATCGTCGACTGCGTGTACGTCAGCGCCTTGCGCGCCGCCGGCGACAACTCCTGCGCCTCGTCGTACACGATGTCGTTCGCCGCGAACCCGCGGCCAGAGCCCTTCGACCGGGCCACGAACCGAAGGCGGTCACCGAGCAACTGCCCGGGACGCGGCTTCAGCAGGATCGCCTCCTTGCCGTTCGCCGTGTACACATGGTCGACCATCTGCATGAGCCGGTCGTTCGACGCGATGATCGCCGCGACCTTCTCGAACGACTCCGTCGCAGTCTTCAGCTCATGCGCCGTGTGCAGCACCGTCCGCCGGCGCCGGTCCGCAGTCGGGAAGAGGAACAGCCGCGCCAGGTCGAACGCGACCAGCGCCTCACTCTTGCCGTTCTGCCGAGACACCAACAGACCGCACTCCGACGCCGCCCAACGCCCGTCCGAGTCGATGTCATGCCACGCCCAGACGACGTACTCCTGCCAGTCCTCGAGCTTCATGCCCGCCGCCGTCGCGAAGTCGACAGCGAGCTCACCCCACGAACCGACCGAGTCAGGCCTTGACTCGAGGCGGGGCCGCTGATCGCCCAGCAGCGCCTGCAAAGATGCCATCGAACGGATCACCGCCTCCCGCGTCACGTTCCCCGCCGGACGGCCGCGAGCCGCTGACCTTCACGAGCTCCTCGACAAGCTCCGAGTGCCGCTTCGACAGCTGCACGATCTTCAGCGGATCCGCCTCCGCGATCGCCTCCATCGCCTTCTTCACCAGCGCCATGTTCGCCAGCAGCTCCGCGCGCGCGTCCACGTCACCCGCAGGTGCCGCCGGCATCTCCACAGAACCGCCCGGCAGCGCCACGATCGGAGCCGACCGCTCGTCATCCGCTGCCCTGCCCGTCTTGCCACGCTGATACGCCGCGTTCGCAGCCCGGCACGCCTCATCCACCGGCTCATTGCGCCGAATGTGGCGGTTATACGCCGCCCGAGTGCCGCACTTCGCGAGCTCACGAGGCATCGGGCACCTCCTGAGCGGCTCATGTCTGTGTCAGACGTGTCTATGTCGGAGAGAGA